TTTCTCATCGGTAGGTAACGGGTTAGCGTTCGACTTAACGATGATATCGTGTTCTTTGTGAACGATTGCAGATACTGTCATAGTTCTCCTTTTAAAGTTAAAGGGGGCAGTTGCCCACCCCCTAGTTTGTTTTAGGTCAATGCAAACCATTTAAATTTATTACCTGCAACACCCAACACGTTGGCTCCCAAAGCTAGTCCGCGAACACCTTCGTTCACTGAAGCTCCTGGAGTTACGTTTCCTTGGGCTAATGTAGTTTGTGATCCTGCTGGCTCAACTTGAGCAAAGCTAAACGGCACAGCCCCAGATGCTGGGAATGCGAAAGCTGTTGCTGCGGATGAGTCAATATCAACCACAAATTCATTTGCTGCTGGTACAGAAGAAATTCTTCCTCTAAGACCATTCAATTGTACTGATCCAAAGTCTGATGGGACTTGAAGAGTTACCAATTGACCAACGGAATAACCGTGATCTACAGATGTTTTAATCGTTGTAGTAGCACCTAGGGTGATTCCTACAATGAATTTCTGTCTTGGTTGCCACAATTGCGGAACAATCAGTTTTTGGCAAACACCAGCTGTTGCTTGTGATGCGAATCCTGATGAATCCAAATTGATCTTGAAGTTGTTTCCATCAACTACAATTGCAACTTGGAAAAACATTCCTGCAATTTGTCTCATGCTAGTTGTATTAGTGATCTTGATGATATCACCAGCAACATAACCATGGTTCAAAACAGTGATTGTTGTTTGGCCAAATCCTGCAGATGCAGAAAATGGTGCGCTCATGCTTTTTTGAGCTGCAAAGCTGCTTTCAGATGAAAGGAACGCTGTTACTCCACCTGATGTAATAGCGGCTCCTGTAGCTACGTTTGTAGCGGTATCAGCTGCATAGCCTAAATACCACTCAAATTGTCCAGCTGCGCTTGTGTTTGTTAGTTTTAAATATTTTCCTTCCGCTACGATATCCAATAGTTCGGATACGCCATCGGAGGTAAATTCGCCATATACTGCCATATTCTATCTCCTTACGAAAGCGTTGAGTTAAGTAGGAATACCCAGGCATCGTTGGTGATAACACCAGCATAGGCCATCTTCCATCCCACTGTTGCGTTAAGCGCTAGTGGTGAAGAGAAGATTGGTGGTCTATAGATGAACGAAGAGCTATAACGATCTTGTTCAACGATACAGTAGGACTCTCTACCGATTACGATTAGTGGATACACATCCGCACCGTTTGCAGAAGCGTTAGGCAACTTGGCTCCAATTGAGGAGAGCAAGAAGCGAACGTTCGCAATCGCACCATACTCTGCTGGCATAGTGGATTGGATGGATGGGTAGTTCCATTTGTAGGTAAATTGGGGAATGTTTTCGAACTGACTTTGCAATTGAGTCGAACCCATCGCTAGGTAAGAGTCTCTGGTGGGGCTTGTTCCTATACGATTTTCCCCGATGATACCGTCCATAAACTCGTACGCATTGTTGCTACGAAGTTGTTTAACTGTATTCACTGTATCAGAGAATGTGAGTTCTGTGGGGTTATCACCGTTTGATCCACCAGTACAGTTTACCTGTGACATAGTAGAAAGAAGACGATCTCTTGTGAGTTCATCCTCTGTTTGTCTGCTTTCTGTTACTTTCAGCCAATGCTTACTGACCAATTTTTTTAATTGGCGGAAGGTCTTGTTATTCCCTTCTCCTAATTTTTCAATTAGGTTCGGACTATCGCATACACTTTTTACAGTGTCTCTACCGCTTAGTCTCTGCGGGTCTTGACATAATCTCTGTTTGTCGTCATAATCCACGATATCATGGAAGAATTTAACAAATTTTCTTATCTTGCTGGCTATGTAGATGGTGATGGCTGCTTTTATTTGGGTACAACGATTCAAAAACCTAAAAATATTATTGTTTATGAAAGTTCTATACAAATTTTGTCTGTAAAACCTGAAGTTCTTTATTGTTTTAAAGAAAATTTCGGAGGTTATGTAAGACAAAAACCGCAAAAACTTAACCACAAAACTCCGTACGTGTGGACTATCAAAAATAAATTTGCTTTTGATCTTGCTAAACTCATTAGCGACCATCTTACAGATAAAAAAATCAGCTCTCAAATATTTATTAAAATGGCACACAGGATTAAACCTAATTGTGGGATTTCCATTTCTATTGAAGAGCATGAAATAAGATTGAAAATTATTAATGCAATTAGAGAGGAAAAATCTATGAATGATTTCATTGATGAAGAATTTGTCCAAAACATGAAAAATACTGTTCAATGTAAAACGCCCACTTCTAAAGACTTTGCATATTTTGCTGGTCTTATGGATTCCGAAGGTTGTTTTCGTATTAAAACTTGGAAACCTAAAACCAAACCCAACAAGGTTTATGCAATAAGTATTGAAATTGGTAATACTCGTAAACCAATTTTTCCTTTTTTGATAGAAACATTCGGAGGCTCTATTCAATATATTCATCCAAAATCCAAAAACAAAAAACCATTTGCTTTGTGGACTCTCTCCGCAGATGCCCTTTTCAAAATTCTTCCTAATATCTATCCGTATCTCATTAGCAAAAAAGAAGTTTGTGCAAAACTCATAGAGTTTCAAAAAACTATTCTTTCTAATGGAGGTGATAGGCATTCCGAAAGTTTTCGAATTCTCTATGAAAAAACTCGCATCATTCGGGATAAAATTATTGAAGAGGTTCATCTTCTTAACTCTAAAGGTTCATAATTTTTATCAAGTTCCCTCTGGTTGTCATAGGCTATGCAGCCCTTAGATTTTCCAAGGTATTCAGGTAAAGTTTATTGTCGCCCATAACGTTAAGCGACACTCCAAGCCTTTCCGCAGCTGCGTTAAGGACGGGATCTTGTCTTTGCAGTGTAACTTGCTCATTTAATTCTACGTAAGTTCCATAGAAACCAACGACCGCATCAATGTTTACAGCGGTTAATTGTTGAGCTGGGGGAGTTTGTCCCGAATTACCGATTGGCACAAGTGCTGCTGCCAATGGGTTATATCTGGTCATCCTCAGAGTTGTTCCACCATTTGCCGGCATGGTTCTATAGTCCGCACCGATTGTATGGATGAAATAAGGCACAGGAGTACTGAGCAATTTCATCGAAAATGATAGAAGAACTTGAGGAGGCAGTGTTGAAGTTGTTGTAATAGACATCTCTAACCTCTATTAGTTAGCGTCGTCCTTGAGATGCTCGCATTTCCTCATACAACTTTTGACGCATTTCTGTCGTCATTCTTCCCGAGGCAAACTCTTCTGCGTGATCAAGTCCACTTTCTTTTAAAGAGGAGGTTGTTCTCGGTTTCTGTAGGTTTTGCCGTATGGTTTGTTTATCCACTTGTTCTGGATGTGCCCTATCCATCATGCGGATATACCTATACGCTGCAACTCCTTTCGCATAAGGATCGCTAGTAGCTCTTAAGACTTTCGCTAGTTCTGGTTCATCTTTTATTAGCTTTCTAACGTTTTCCTCGCTTACCACGTCATCGAAATCAGTAAACTTTGATCTAAGCCTGTCCTCTGCTGTCTCCGCTTCAAACTTCACCCTCTCTTGTTGGTAGAGTTCTTTAGCCATTTTCTTTGCGAGCAACTTTACGTCTTTCGCTGTGACGATATCATCGTCGGCTAATGCGACATCCTCTTCTTCTGGCTGAGGCTGACGGCTGACGGCTGGGGGCTGTCTTTTTTCAAAATCTTCTAATCTTTGCTCGTAGTATTCGAGCTTTTTACGCATTTCTCTCCAGTTCCGATCTTGTTTAGATTCCTGAACTTGAGCCTCTTGCGTAGGCTCTTGAACTTCTTGAGGCTGATGTGACACCTCTTGCTCTAACACATCAATTGGTTCTTCGTCATTCATGAGCTTTTCCTTGGCGAATGGATTATTACTGCCTCGCTTGTCTAGGGTACGCCTAGCCGAACAAGATAACACTAAATTAATTTTACCTACTGTTAATGTCAATTTTTTGTTATATAATCTTTAGCTTTGAAGGAAGATATGAAAGAAATAGATCTCGTAGAAGGTAGAAAAAATACCAAAGAAATCAACATCTCTGAACTATCAGCAAATGCTTATAGCACTCAAGAAAGGTTGCAAGTACAAGAGATAGTAGATGAGAAAAAAAAGAATCACCAAAAGATGATGGATAAGATAATTGCTGAACATCGTAACTATGACCCCCAAGGTTATTATATCGTGGTGATTAGCAAAAACGACTACACCAATACCAACGTTATCAAAACTAGGTATTTTGTTAGATCAACAAAACCCGAACCCGATTGGAGCCAAGATCTTTACTACTACGACAATCAAAAAGAGTGCCTGTATTTTATCTATAGCTTACCTAAGCAAGAGGACACGGTTTATTTCAAAAAGAATTGGGACCTATTCAAGCCTGAATGGGTAGAGCCCTACATGGCTGCTATTACTGCTATGCAAAATGGGACTCTTATTTATTGGGATGCACCTGGGAAAAAGATAGAAGACTTGACGCAACCTAAAAGAGATGCTACATCTAAAGTTAAACTCATCATTTAAAATGTTCTCCCTAGGCGTTTACTCCGCGTTCCATCCACAAAGAAGTGGGTGGCATATTCTTTTTTTACTTGTTTCCTTTTTTTGTCTTTATGGATATATTACGTTTATCAATCATCAGATTGATGAAAAATATTCAGAACTTATTTACACCCAGTAATGGGAAAGGAGTAACGCCCTGAGTGTTTTTTGGAATTTTATTAGAGAGGTTTTTACCTCTCTTTTTTTTTAAAAGTCTACTCTATTACCAAACCGTTGGCCACTTTTTGACCTCTAAAAGCTAAAGAGTAGATAATCAAGCATAAACTAGGTCAAAAAAAATCTAGCGCATTACTGAATTTTTCAGCCATCACTATCGGCTTATGACTAAACGCTAGACCATCCTTTTAAATGCCGATTAACAACGCCATTTCTTACGAGCGAGCCTTAGACGAGATTTTGGATTTGCTGCCGCTTCGGGAAACATCTTCATTTGTCCTGCGGATCTAGCGCAATAGGACTTTCTACGTGCTGCTCTTTTTGGCCCTGGGTCTTTCTCTGTTACAGCCATAGCAAGCTTAGAGCCTGGATTTTCTCTACGGTAGGAAGCAATTCCTTTGGGATTAAGGCCTCCCGTTTTGGACTTGCCTTCTGATCGACCCCAAGCCGGTGTTTTGTATTTTGCCATGGTGAATCTCCGAATGCTTTAGCGTGATGATTTAGAGCGATTAGATGCATAGGTCTTTACCATCGTAGGTTTGCCTTTTACGCCCTGTTTTTTAGCCCTTTTGCGCTTTACTGCTGATTGTATTTCAGAAGGAGACATAGTGGTCGCTTTTGAGAGAGGAACGCATTTGGGATAGCCTTTAGAGGCTAATTTGGCTTTCGGTCTACCGCATGGGGCGAATGATCCATCTTTCTTCTTTCCGATATTCACCCATTTTTCAGCGAACCATTTTTTAAGACTCATAACCCCCTCCCCGAGCTTTATATGTTTTGACAAGCCAAGCGTTGGCGTATGCGGATGGGTACACCTTGAATTTCTTCTTAGCTTCTGCTTTGACACGTGCATATAAAGCAGGGTTCGTTGGTTTTGGAGAACTATTTCCCACGTTTAAAGCTCCTAAGGGTTAGAGCTAGGTTTGCTCTTTTACCGAGCTTGCCACCTTTTTTTGCAGCTGATTTTAGTTTAGCAACAGGTATTTTTTTCTCCATGGGTACTTTTAGTGCTTTATGGAGTTTGCCCTTAGACTTAGGGTTGAGTGCTTTTTGAATCCACTTTTCCATACTACTTCTTCTTTTTCGCCATAATTTTGATGCCAAGAAGAACTTTTTCACCCTTCATGTGTTTCTTCAATTGTGCAGGGGAATATTTTGCGTATTCTTTGGCGTGCTCTTTACTCATTCCAGGAAGTTTTTTAGAGCCTTTATCCATCTTCGAAACACTAGCATAAGATTTCTTGCCAGCTTTTTTCTCCATACCTTCAGACTCATGCGCTCTCGCTTTAAGTGATTGTTTCTTTTTGCCTTTGTGTCGCATTCCCAAAGACTCTTTTAATTTATCCATAAACCCTTGATGCATTTTACCGCTCCCTAATTCTTCGCCATTTGATTACAGGGGGAGAATTCTTTATTTTGTATCCTTCCCATATTCTACCGTTAAACCAGGCTTTGAATAGTTGCTGGTCAATGGTTTCTATTTCTACCAGATCAAAAGGTATAGGGCTATAGATAGTGAAAGATATCCAACCTTCTGGGTCTTTTTCTATCTTGGAATAGAGTATTTTGATGTTATCAACGACAATCAATCTTTTGCTTTTGTCGGGAAAAACAATCATAATCCCTCCAGCTTTTTTGATCTGGTGAATACAAATTAAAACATGAGAAGTTTTCTATCTACTTACGACCTAAACTTATATTTTTAGAAAGTCTTACTTCGCTATTTTTAAATGTCCAAATCTCACAATTATCTAAAAAAACGATCCAGTAAAGATCTCCTTCTTCACCTGAGTCCATAAGAAAGTTTGCGTAGCCGTGGCCTTTACTCGTCATCATCGAGATGATCGGATTTAGTTGGAGAATCACTTGTCGCCTTTGCGTAGATTATTTCGAGTTTCTTCAATCCGTCATCAATTGAGATAGACCCTTTTTTCTTTTCTATTTCCCAAGCTTTCAAATCATCATCGTAAAGTGGTTGTGAGTCTTTATACACCGATGCGTTGATTTCATTTTCTAAAGCTTTCTTTTCTCTACGTATACCGATTTTAAGACGTGCGTAGTGGTAAGCCTCTAAGAGATCAGGATCTTTTGATAAAAGTGTTGTAAATCTATTTTGAGATAACCTTTGCTCTGCAATGAATTCACGTAGAATCAGGTTCTTGGGGT